TATTTTTTATTATTTATTTTCACCAAACAAATGTTTTCACGTAATCGTTCGCCGCTATTCCGAATCGCCTTCAATGTCGGTGTTGGTAAAAGGAATCATGTGGTCAAAAATGTAGGGAAGTATCACGTCTACCGCTTTCACATCAGCGCCGGGAAACACTCCAAATGACGAGAACCATGCACTGAACTCGTAATACGCATCCCAGTATTTTACATATCCTCCAAGGACAAGCAGCGCGAGCGCGCGTTTCACGTAGTCTTCATCAATCGCTTCATCTGAAGCTACGGTTAGCAGGTCGGCCACATTCAATCCGCCATTGGCGACATCGTCTTCGATATGGCTGCGTGGAAAACATGCGATAATGCGCGTATCGGTGTATCCTTTGCAATGTCCACCAAAACAGAAATGATATTCGAATTCAGAATGATGGTCCGGTTTATATGGCCGATCAAATTGTAGCTTGAAATTACGGCCATATATCTCAACTTCAATATCCGCATATAAAATTGGAACCTTTTCAGAGACATTATACTTGAATTGTCTTTTCCAAATAGTGCTTGGTGCAGTTTTAATAAATGACGCAGACATGCTATCGGGTATAGTGGTAACCATATACACACTCGTATTTTTATTATCGTATTTTGCTCGGAGTTCTTCAAATTTTGAAATCACTTGTTCGCACGTAATTGTAGCCATGTTATATTACAGGCGCCTACTTTTATACAGTTGTTTAAATAAATATAGGTATTTATTTATATACATTTAAATATATCTTATTCCTGTAAACCACAAATATAATTCAAACCACCTCGCCATGGTATTAAAGAAGAACGTAGATGAAACGGTAACAATGTGGGTTAAAATATTAAACCCGTCAATTGTCGAATGGGTGTTGGGCAACAACGACATGCAATATTACATAAATAAAATGAAAAATAGGTGCAGTGAAAGTGTGGTTGATATTACGGCGAGAGAAAATTGTTACGCATTCTTCTCAAATCCAACAGACGTTGCCCGAATGGAATCCCGGACATTTATTTGTTCATCTTCGTATGCGGGTTATACAAACAATGCGTGGAATCCGGACGATTGTTTCAAAGAAATGATTTCACGCATGAGAAATGTAATGGTTGGAAGAACCATGTATGTCGTTCCTTTTTGTTTAGGAACAATAGGTAGTAAGTATGCAAAGTATGGAATACAAATCACAGATTCTGAGTACGCGGTTATAAATATGCAGATCATGTGTCGCACGGGGCAAATGGTTATGGACGCCACAAACGATTGTGACACATTTGTTCCATGCATTCATACGGTAGGGGAATGCGACTTTCAAAATGCAAAATGGGCAAGCAGTGAAACAAAATACATTTGCCATTTCACGGACGAGTCGCCATTCGTGTTATCGTATGGTTCGGGATATGGCGGAAATGCGATTTTGAGTAAAAAATGTTACGCTTTACGTATCGCAAGCGTTTTAGGTAAACGAGAAGGATGGCTTGCAGAACACTGCCTCTTGTTAAAAATGACTTCGCCTCCACCGCTTAAAGAAGTAAAATACATTCTCGCATCGTTCCCCAGCGCGTGTGGAAAAACAAATCTTGCAATGATTATGCCTTGCAAAGAATTGCGCGATGAAGGCTGGACATTTGAAACGATGGGTGACGATATTGTGTGGATGCACGCTATCGACGGACAGTTGTATGCACAAAGTGTCGAGAACGGTTTTTTTGGAGTTGCTCCCGGAACGAATTCAAACAGTAATCCACATGCAATCGAGTCTCTTTCAAAGAATTGCTTGTTTACCAATTGCGCGACATACGTAAATGAAAACGGAAAAACGGATGTGTGGTGGGAGGGCCTCACTCGCGCGCCACCGCAACAGTTCACAAATTGGAAGGGAGATGCAAATGTGTATCCGGCAGCACACCCTAATGCGCGATACACGTGCCCGATTGTAAACTGTCCCGTTGTTGCACCAAATTACGATGCGCTGGTGCCGATTCATGCAATTATATTTGGAGGACGTCGTAGTTCATGCATACCACTGGTATCAAAAGCGCGAGACATTTACCAGGGAATTTTCTACGGAGCAACGTTATCAAGCGAGGAAACGAGTGCGAATTCAGAGGCGAAACTTGGAAATATTCGTTTCGACCCAATGTCGATGCGACCGTTCATTGGTTATAACATTTGCGAATACTTTCAACATTGGATTGATTTCATGAAAAGGCTGAACGTGCATCCGCAATTTTATCTGGTGAATTGGTTTAGGAAGGATGTTGATGGTAAGTTTATATGGAACGGGTTTTCCGAAAATTCTAAAGTTTTAAAGTGGATATTTTTACAGAAAGATGCATCCATGTTGTCTCCAACGCTTCCCCCAAACCCAAACCCAACCAGCGGATTTGGAGAACATCCGTCTCTTTCCGACCTATATTTAAATGGTAATTATGATGATGATGGTAATGATGATCATGATGATGATGCTAAAAAGGATACGAATATAAGTAAATGGAACCAACTATTTTCTTGCAAACCGGATGAAGTTGCTCATTTTAAAGAATGTATTCGGCATTTTTTTAATGAGCTCGAACAACACAGTCCGGTTGGCGTTCCGCGCGAACTAAAAGAGCAACTCGATAACCTTTGTTAGAAAATTTAATTAAATGCAAATTCAGTTAAATTTTGAATATTTAAATGGTTCAAACATGTTATACTATTATAACTACTATTACACTCTATTACTATTACTATTAAGAATCTAACTCACCTCTACTGGGTTTTGTTGTTGTTGTTGTTGTTGTTGTTCGTGTTCTGGTTGTATAACTGCGTTTTCGGGCATGTCGGATACATTTTCATTTGTTTTTACGGCAGAATCAAGTGCATACGATTCATTGTCAATATCATTAATAACAATACTAATAGATTCGGTTGCGAAATTGTTTTCGTCATGAGTTTTCATCTGCGGAGACGTTTCGAATGCCCCGAAATGTGAATCACTTCCGTCGTTTGATACAGGCACTGTCACCTCACGAACGCCACCATCACCACCACCACCATCGCAGTTAGTTTGTATATCGCAATAATCAGGCGATTGAACAACTGTATTACTATGCATCGTATTAAGCAGCTTAAACAATAGGGAATTCATTCCGTTCAGCATCTCTTGTTGCGAAAGTAATAGTGACCGCAATTCTCGATTGTCAGCCTTAATTGGGTCAATTTCATTCACCATATCCGAAAGATTCGTATTCTTCATAATGCTTTCAACTGCGCTGCTAATAAATGTTTGATTTCCAGTGAGCTCGTTAATAAATTCATCGTCAATTGAAAGTTCCTGACTAATACCGTGGTTAACATTCGCATCAGGCTGACCTTGAGCCATTAACCCGCCGCAACTTCCTTCAAATGATGTAATGCGTGATGTGATATGTGCCAGCTGATTTGTAAAATCGTTATGCTGTCCTTCAATCTGTATCAATTGTTTATCATGGTTGCGTAGAATAATAATAGGCGGTAGCGGGGCTTCCCCGTATGGAAAATTAATTGTTCCTGTCTCCACGCATTCAATTTGAGGCATTCCATTTGCATGGATTGTCTGAACGTATCCAGGTGGAACCGCGCTTCCAGGTTTAATAAATTGCGGCTGAGGTGGAATGGCGGCGGGCTGCTGCTGCTGCTGTAATGAGCGCACGTTCACATTTGCAGACATGTTGGGTCTCTGAGTATATGGCCCAGCTGCTGCTGCCGCTGCTGCTGCTGCTGCAGGAGGTAAAAGCTGTTGATGTTGTTGCTGCTGTTGCTGTTGCTGCCTCTGAAGTTCAATCATTCGCTGCTGTTGTTGCTGCTGATGCTGCTGCTGTGGAGTGAGTGCCACGATTGGAGGTACTGCACGTCTTCTACGCGCGGACGATAATGCCGTATTGCTCATATAAATTATATGTTATATAATATAATCCCAAATGGTTTTAAATATTTTTACTCATTAAATAACTATTAAATTATTAAATCATTACTGTCGAAAATATGGTATCTGATGTCTATTTAGACAAAATATTATATATACCAAAAATATATAATATATACATTTAATATTATCAATATTAAAGATTATTAATATTTTATAAAATGACAATTCGGTTTACAATGGAAGAGTTTCGAAAAATACCGCAAAATGATAAAATATTGTTTGGCGTGCTTATTGCAATTATACTTGCAAATAGCATGACTCCTCGCATAAAAGAGGGTGCCACAAGTATAAATAAAGTAACCGAGGTGTCCGTTCCGAAATTTGCATTCACAAATACGGGCTCAATGGGCGCAATTAACGATGACGTGCTTTCAATATCGGGGTCATTTACAACTACGACACTGCTTCCAAAAGGAAGTGCAATCACGTTTACATTTCCAGGCGGATATTTCGTTTCCACTCCCACAAGCTTTACCGGACTCATCATGAATATAACGAGTGCATCTTCGGTTAATCCCATCGTTTGCTCGGTAACTTCAGCTTCGGGCGACTTAAGTAAATCAGATAAGACTGGACAGTTGGCATTCTTGACACCATCTGGTGCAAATAATGCAGACATGCCACCAGGCACTTATAGCTACACGATACAAAATACAAATGTAAACACTCCAATTTTTAAACTTGCGGCAGCCCCACTCGCAATCACTGCAAATGGATGGTCGGTTAAGACGGGAACTGACACTGTTCCCGGATTTGCAAAAATGCCGCCCGTTTTAGCGTATGACTCGAGTAGCGCGCAAGCGGATAGCGCAAGCACCACCAGCATGACCGCTCGTCAGAAAGCGATTATGGCCAATATTGCAAATCTTCAGCGAATTGAAAAACAAATTTTCGACAGACTTTCGAGAGAGAACGACCCAACCACCCGGTCGGAAATGGTAGCACAAATCAACCAAATTGCAAAGGCGCGCGGAGACCTTTATAACAACATGAACGATTTTGCAGGGGCAATGCAGTCTGCTACGGCTGACACTCGAAACGCGCTTCGACAGCAGCTTGTCGCAGCACAAGTCGTGGAAAGCCAACTGAATACCGCAAAGTCTACGCTTGACGGACTGCGTGAAGACAAGTCCAATAAATTGCGATTGGTGGAAATAAATAATTATTACGGGCGAAAATACGAATATCAGACCGACATCATGAAGCTTATCGTCATTACGTGCGCTCCCATACTTGTTATCTCCATCCTCATGAAAAAGGGGCTCATTCCAGAACTCATCGCAACCGGCCTGATTGTCGTTATTATCGCGGCAGGCATTATTGCAGTTGTCCGTAAATTGATGGACTTGAACAGGCGAAACAACATGAATTTTGACCAATATGACAGCGATTTCAATCCGTATGCGGTGAGTGTAACCAAAACCGAAACCACAAATTTAGCTGATTTAAGCAAGTCGTCCTTGTTGTCGACGTGCGTGGGTGCAAGTTGTTGCAATGATAATACCACCGTTTGGGACCAGGAAAGCGCTACGTGCATACCAAAGCCTGCATCCGCACCAGCGAGATGAAACCGGATGCAATATTGTAATTATAATTATACAAATTTAATCATTTAATTTATAAATAATTAAGTATCATATTTCCACATTTTATCATATAGTAGTATTATAATTATATATAATAATAAGTAGTGTGCTTTTAAAAATTAAAAATTTTAGTTATTACAACCTAATAAAATGAGCGGTGGTGGAATGGATGAAAATTTGTCTAACACCATATCCAATTTGAATGAACTTATCAACTCTGCAAATAACACGATTACTGCGATTGCTCCACAGGGAACGGCTGATTCAGCTGCAGCAAAGACGGCATATGACGGGCAAAAGGCGTGCTTTGCAAATGGTAATGCAAGATGCGATAAGGATAAGTTCGATGAATTTTTCGCAAAATACGTTGAATTGCTTCCATGCACAGATACAACGCTTCGCGTGTCGTCTGGAACAGGTAAATGTGACCCCAAAAAGGTCTTTTCTAAAATTTATAACGAGCAAGGTGAAGCGACCAAAACAAAAGTCATGGCGAAATTGACAGAAGCGTCGTCTCAAGTGGAAGATTTATTGATTGTGGCCAACGAGCAAATGCGATATTACAATCATTTACAGGATTTGAAGGATAAATATAGTGAAGCGGAACAAAGTGTCAGCGGTGATGTAGATAAAAGGGTTTCGCAACTGAAAACATCTAACCGAAAGACATTTTATGAACAACAGCAGAGCACACTGGTGCAACCCATTTCCAGTTTTTTGAAATATTTTTACTGGACTGCAGTATTTGCGTGGATTATTGTATTATTATACAGAACTCGCTACGCTGACCCAGTTAATATTATACTGACTTTGACTTTCATTGCATTTCCATACGTTTCCGACATTCTCATTGTGTGGGGATTTAAGATTGTAACTGCCATTTATTCTCTCATTCCAACAGATGCGTATCTTGACACGCAATAATTTTATATAATAAATTATAATAAATATATCCTATCCCCTATATATTATAAATTAGTATAACTCTCATTCTTGAATGTTACATTCTATGATTTCATCCTATAGATTAGGTGATTTAGTTCTATTGAATTTAACCGAATCTGAAAAAAACGATATTTTAAATGAACATCCAAACAGTATTGGAAGTGAATACATTTTAGCAAAAAGAACCAACGCAATGTTCCATCGTTCATCAAACTCGAAATCTGACATAGAATTGTTCACAGCCATTGCCATTAAACACATGCATAAACACGCAAAATTCATACCCGGCGACATTTCTGAAAGCACGATTGTGCATCTCAGATTGGGCGACGTTGTCGCTGGAACCGAACAACACGAAATAGGAAAACGGCCGTTCGACATAGACTATATAAAAACGATTGTTAACCAGTCTCAACCTATGAATAAACGATATGTAATCGGCAAATGTTTTTTTGCAAAACCAAGTTCTAAGAATTACGATGAATGTATACGTTTATCCGACGCGTATCTCCAAAACGTTATTACCGAGCTGCAAGCAGAACATTTCGATTCTGGAAATGCGGACATAGATTTATGCTGCGCATTGAGAGCGAAATTGTTTATACAGGGACGCGGCTTTTTTAGTAAATTAATTGTTGAAATGAGAAAGAGGTTAAACTTGGACGTGATTGAAACCGCCACGCATACATGATTAAATATTCATACTTAATAATTAAAATTAATAATTAATAATTAATAATTAATAATTAATAATTAATAATTAATAATTAATAATTTGTAAATTTATAAATATAAATTATAAATATACAACATACGCGAGAGAATTTCATACTATGAATACAGCATTTTTTACACGATTAGGAAGTGTTAACCATAATAACGTGGTGATAGTATGCATAATTGCAGCATTTTTAACAATTGTATTATCATTGTTAAGTGTCGAACTCAAATTTAGAGAGAATATGGAAAATAACTGGGATATTGCCGAAAACAGCTATAACGATAACGACTGCATAAGCACCTGGGATAAACTTGTTGGAGGGGTGCAATCGCTTGCAACGTTTGGTAGTTTTAAAGACATTGACCGTGCCAAACTGGTAGAAGAAGACGGAAAACCGAAACATACAACGTGCATTAAACGAACTGCAAACTACACGCTCGTATGTCCGGACGAAACGCTTTACGTTTACGGATGCAACGGCGTAAAATACAAAAATGCGTGTATGGCGGAAAGAGATGGAGTTTATAACTACTCTACCGATAACGGCGTCATTACAAATGACGACGGGTAAATTAAATTAAATTATGAATTCTCGGCCATTTTATCCTGCACCTTCTTGTTTTTAACCTTTGGAACGGTGGTATTTGTCTTGAA